CTATTATTACTATTTTCAAAACGTATTAACACCTAAATTTTGTGATGAAATAATTAAATATGGTACTGCGCAACAAGAACAATTAGCTTTAACAGGTGGTCAAACCAAAAAAATTATTAAAGGCGAAAATTTATCTGAAGAAGATTTAAAAAATTTAAAAAAGAAAAGAAATTCAAATATAGTTTGGTTAAGCGATCGTTGGATTTATAAAGAAATTCAACCTTATATTAAAGATGCTAATAGACTAGCAGGTTGGAATTTTGATTGGGACTATTCAGAACCTTGTCAATTTACAAAATATAAATTAAATCAATTTTATGATTGGCATTGTGATTCTTGGGAAAGTGTTCATGATATTCCTAGTGATCCAAACTTACACGGTAAAATTAGAAAATTATCTGTAACATGTTCTTTATCTGATCCTAAAGATTATAAAGGTGGAGAGCTAGAATTTGATTTTAGAAACACAGATCCTGATAAACCAAGTGTAAAAAAATGCGCAGAAATTTCTCCTCGTGGATCAATTGTGGTCTTCCCATCTCATGTATGGCATAGAGTTAAACCTGTAACAAAAGGAATTAGGTATTCATTAGTTATATGGAACTTAGGGTATCCATTTAAATGAAAATTTTAATTGTGGGAGGAGGAAGCTCTGGATGGATGACGGCCGCTACCTTAGAATCACAATTTCCTAATTATAAAATATCCTTAATAGAATCTAAAACGATAGCTACTGTAGGTGTAGGAGAAAGCACTATTGGGCAAATAGTTGATTGGATGAGATTACTTAAAATTGAAGATAGAGATTTTGTAAAACATGTAGATGGTAGTTATAAATTAAGTATAAAATTTACAGATTTTTATAAAAAAGGGGAATTTTTTCATTATCCATTTGGTCTTCCAAATTTAAAAGAAAACAGATCAGATGTTAATGATTGGTGGTTTAAAAAAATATTATATCCTAAAACATCTAATTCTGATTATGCTGATTGTATATATCCATTGCAAATGGCGTACGTTAATCAAAATAAATTTGATATAAATGAGGTGTCTAGAGCATATCATTTTGATGCTACTAAATTTGGATTATGGTTAAAAAATAATTACTGTAAAAAAATTAAACATATAGTTGAAGATGTAGTGTCAGTTGAACAAGACGAAAATGGAATTAAATCACTTAATAATAAATATAAAGCAGATTTATATATAGACTGTACTGGTTTTAAATCATTATTATTAGATAAAACTTTAAAAGAACCTTTTGAATCTTACAGTGATATTTTACCAAACGATTCAGCTTGGGCCACAAAAATAACTTATAAAAATAAAGAAAAACAACTAGAGCCATTTACAAATTGCACTGCTATAGAAAATGGTTGGGTTTGGAATATACCTTTGTGGTCAAGAATAGGAACAGGTTATGTTTATTCTAGTAAATTTGTAGATGACGAAACTGCTTTAAAAGAATTTAAAAAACATCTAGGTCAAGAAGATTTAGAATTTAAGAACATAAAAATGAGAGTAGGTATTCATAATAGACTATGGGTAAAAAATGTAGTTGCTATAGGTCTATCAGCTGGATTTATAGAGCCATTAGAAAGTAATGGATTATTTACTGTTCACGAGTTTTTAATAAAATTAATTAGAAATTTGCAAAGAGAAAAAATATCACAATGGGATAAAGATAACTTTAATTATCAATGTAAACATTTATTTAGAGAGTTTGCTGAATTTGTAGGTCTGCATTATGCATTATCACACAGAAACGATACAGAATATTGGAAAAATTGCTTTAATAAATCTTGGGATGAAACTTTAATAAATTTAAAACCTACTGCTTTATCTGGATTTAAAGAAGCAGTATATAATAGATCATATAGTTTTAGATTTAATATTAATGGGGGACTTCATTGTATAGCAGCAGGCATGAATTGGGGACCTACTGATAAAGTATCCTTAATTAAAAATGGAAATTTTAAAGAAGAAAATCTTGACAATGAATTTAAAAAATGTATTAGTAACTTAAATAGAAAAAAAGAAGTGTGTAAAAAACTTGTTAAAAATAAACCAAGTCTTTTTTCAGTATTAAAAAATATTCATGAATAATTATTTTAAAAAAAATAAATTTATCGTAATTAAAAAAGCAATAGATCCAAAAATTGCGAATTTTATTTATAATTATTTTTTAATGAAAAGACAAGTTGCAAGAACAATGTTTGACGAAAGATATATATCTCCTTTCTCTACCGAATTTGGTGTTTGGAATGATCCACAAGTTCCAGAAACATATTCTCATTATGCAGATATTGCTATGGAAACTTTATTATTGTTAGTTCAACCAATAATGGAAAAACAAACAGGAATAAAATTAATTCCAACATATTCTTATGCAAGAATATATAAAAAAGGAGATATTTTACATCGTCATAAAGATAGATTTAGTTGTGAAATATCTACAACATTAAATCTAGGTGGGGATTCATGGCCAATATATATTGAACCAAATCCTAAAATGGGAGGACTTGTGGAAGGTAAAGGTTATGTTTCTGATAATACCAAAGGTATTAAAGTAAATTTAAAACCTGGCGATATGTTAGTCTACAAAGGTAATCTATTAGAACATTGGAGAGAAGCATTTGATGGTCAGGAATGCGTTCAAGTATTTTTACATTATAATAATGCATCTACTAAAGGTGCAAAAGACAATATCTTTGATAGAAGAAAACATTTAGGTCTTCCAAGCTGGTTTAAGCGTACTTAATTAAGTGCTATAATAGGCATAAATATGCCATTAAAAAAGATACCATTACCTCCAGGTTTTGATAAGAATGATACAGCATCCCAAGCAGAAGGACGTTGGATTGATGGAGATAATGTACGTTTTCAATATGGATCACCTGAAAAGATAGGTGGTTGGCAGCAAATTAATAGTTCTATTTTAGTAGGAGCTGCTAGAGATATACATTCTTGGTTTGATTTAACTGGCAGACGTTATGTTGTTATTGGTACAAACAAAGTTTTATATGTTCTATTTGATGAGGTGTTTTATGATATTACACCTTTAGACACAGCTTTAACTTCTTGTACTTACACATCAACAACAGGATCTGCAACTGTAACAATTAATAAAAACGCACATGATCTTAATGTAGGAGATTTAATTAAATTTACAAGTGTCACAACACCAGGAGCTCCTACAACTAGTTTTACAACAGCTAACTTTGAAACAAATTCGTTTGAAGTTATAACAGTTTCAAATGCAAATACATTCACCATTACTATGCCTGTAGCAGAAGCAGGTACAGGAGTTACTGCAGGCGGAACAATTACTACAAATCCATATGTTGTTGTTGGTCCACTTATCGCGACACTTGGTTATGGTTGGGGAGCAGGCACATGGGGATTATCCACTTGGAATACTTCAAGATCAATTTCTAATACAACTATTGAAGCAGGAAATTGGTCATTAGATAATTTTGGGGAATTATTAATTGCAACTATAAAAGATGGCAAAACTTTTTCATGGGATCCTAATGCTGGAAATGGAGTAAATACAAGAGCAACTATTATACCAGGAAACCCAACAGCCTCAGTTTTAACAAGGGTATCAGATAGAGACAGACATTTAGTTCATTTTGGAACTGAGTCAACTATAGGAAACGCTGCTACTCAAGATCCAATGCTTATAAGGTTTTCAGATCAAGAAGATATTGAAGTATATGAACCAACTTCAACTAATACAGCGGGTACTTTTAGATTAGATAACGGAAGTAGAATTATAGCAGCGGTTAAAGGTAAAGATTACATATTGGTTTTAACAGATGAAGCAGCTTATACAATGCAATTTGTAGGACCACCATTTACATTTAGTATACGTCAAGTTGGATCTAACTGTGGATGTATTGGTCAACATGCAGCGGTCTTCGTAGATGGTGCTGTATATTGGATGGGTGATTCTGGTAACTTCTTTGTATTTGATGGAACAGTAAAAACATTACCATCTGAAGTTGAAAACTTTGTATTTACAACAACAGGAGATGATGCTTTAGGACTTAACTTTACAAATGGTGAATTAGTATTTGCAGGTCACAATAGTTTATTTACAGAAATTAATTGGTTCTATCCACAAGCAACATCAACTGAGATAGATAGAGTTGTTACTTATAATTATGAACTTAAAACTTGGACGACAGGTTCACTTGCAAGAACAACATATGAAGATGCTCACGTATTAGAGTATCCAACTGCTACTAAATATTTAAATATTTTAACTCCAAACACTCCAACAATTAGTGGTATTACTAATGGTGGTAGTTATGTATTTGCTCATGAAATAGGTGTAAATGAAGTTATTAATTTAACATCAACTAATACAACAAACATTACAATACCTGCATTCATTAAATCAGGAGACTTTGATTTAGATATAGAAGGAGATGGTGAATTTTTTATTAAGATAAGAAGATTTATACCTGATTTTAAATACATAGACGGTAATGCTAAAGTAACCTTATTCTTTAAAGCTTATCCTGCAGATGTAACCACGGCACAGGGACAAACAACAGTAGGACCCTTTACAGTATCTTCTACAACAGATAAGATAGACACGCGCGCGAGAGGAAGACTTGCAGCGATAAAAATTGAAAACGATGCAATAGACACTAACTGGCGTTATGGTATATTTAGAGTAGATATACAACCAGACGGCAGAGGTGGTAGTGCTCCACAAACATAATGACTAAAATAAATATTTATATTCCAGAACCACAAGATCCTTACACAGTTGATAATTTTAGACAAATTAATCAAACGTTAGAGACTTTACAAAATCAATTAAATACTTCATATCTTAATGAAATTAAAAATGAACAAGTAAGATTTGAATGGTTTATTAGTTAATGGCAAATTTTTATAAAAATCAAGGTTTTATTTTAGGTACAACTTTAACTACTGTACTAACTATTAATGCAAGTTCAGTTGCGATTGTTAAAAGCATTAGTGTAACAAATGAACACAATAATAATAATTTAGTAGAGATGTTTATACATGACGCTTCAGTAACAACTAACTTTGAATTTTTTCATGTAGATATGGGTGCAGATACTACACAACAAGCAGCAGGACAAGTTTTAAATTTAGAAGCAGGGGATAGTATTTTAGCTCAAGCTGAAGTTACAGGTGTAGCTAAAGGTGTTATTAGTTATTTATTAATAGATAGATCACAGGAGAATGGCTAGAAAAGTAAGTGTAGGAAATGGTGCGTATATTAAACAAACCAATAAAAAAAGACCAGGTAGACATTCAAAAAGACCTAATAAACGAAATAGTAAAAAAGAATATCGTGGACAAGGAAGACGTTAATAGTATATAATATTTGTTTATGAAAACTACAATAATTGATGGAGTTGAAGTTCCAGTTGTACCAGCTAAAGCGGTAGAAACTATTACAAATAAAACTACTGGACAAACATATAGTTCAATAGAAGAGTTTAATGCGGATGTTGCTAATCCAGATACTTCAACTAAAGCAGAAGATTTACAAAGAGACGTACAAATAACAGTTGCATCTTTATCCGTATTTGGTAAAACTAAGTAATGAATCCATACGGTGGTACCGAAATACAGTTAGAATACTTACACAAGTACGTATCTAAAGAACTTCTTGATAAAGTTAATATCACTACATCAATTCCAGAAAAGACACCTTTACTAATAGATAAAACAAATATTCTTTGGGTACATAATAGTTACGATCAACCTAATCTTTATCCTTGGTTCAAGAACAAATTAAATCACAGAAAATATGATTGGTACGTGTTCAATTCACATTGGACATATGAAAAGTATAGAATGATATTTGATATACCAACCGATATATCATTAGTTATCAAAAATGGATTTGATGATGATCTAATAGTTAAAACTGAATTTAAACCTAAAGATAAATTAAAACTTGTTTATACTTCAACTCCTTGGCGTGGCTTGGATGTTCTATTATCAGCTATGGAGCAGATTAAAACAGATAAAGTAGAACTAGATATATATTCAAGTACACAAATATATGGAGATGCTTTTAAAGCAATATCAGATAATCAATTTACAGCTTTATATGATAAAGCAAAAAACATTAAGAATGTTAATTACAAAGGTTATTTAAATCATAAAGAGTTAATGAAGGTACTTCATACTTATGATTGTTATATTCATCCATCTACATTTGAAGAAACATTTTGTATGGCAGCTATGGAATCGTTAGCAGCGGGCCTTGTAGCAGTGACCACGGATCTTGGAGCATTATATGAGACATGCGCTGAATTTCCAATTTATGTACCTTATTTAAAAGATAAAGAAGCATTAGCTAAACAATTTGCAGGGGCTATTGATGTATTGCCTGGTTTTGTTAACAGTTTAAATGCAGATGCTATGAAATTTCAAATGCAGTACTATAGACAATTCTATCATTGGAATGTAATAAAGACATATTGGGAGAGATTTTTAAATGGCATCTAATGCACCGATAAGTATATTTGTAGGAACACCAGTACATAGTGATGTGTCTATTCATTATTTTAAAGCTTGTTTAGAGTTTCAAAAAGAATGCTTTGTTAGAAAAATACCTGTAATGTTTCAGGTTATGAAAAGCAGTTTAGTAACACAAGGAAGACAACTTTGTGTATCTGGTTTTATGGGAACAAAAGCCACTCATTTATTATTTATAGATTCAGATATATCTTTTAATTATAAAATGATTGAAAGAATGATTAACTACGACAAAGACATTTGTTTAGTTCCGTATCCAATTAAAGGATTAGATTTTGATAAAATAAAAACAAGAATTAAAGAAGGGTCTACATTAGATCCAAAAGTATTGGGTAATCAATATACAATGTCAGTTCCAGATCCATCTAATGTAAAAGTTGAAAATGGTTTTATAGAAGTAGAACGTGGTCCTGCAGGTTGTATGTTAATTAAACGATCTGTTATAGAAGCTTTAATAAAAGAATACCCTGAGTTTACTATACATCAACATACGTTAATTGATGGTAAGTTAGTATTAAGAGAACATATGTATAATTTCTTTGACACATATTGGGATCCAAAAGCTAAAACATATACAGGTGAAGATTTTTACTTCTGTAAATTAGCAAAACATGCTGGTATAAAAATGTATGCTTTAGTAGATGAATACATATCTCATCATGGAGAGTTTAGTTATACAGGTAGGTTATTAGATGAGTTTAAAAAGACCGAAACAGCTACACAAATTGACGGTAAAAATATCAATAGTGACATAGATCCAGCATCGCTTGATATTGCTAAGAGCTAATAAATTCGTTAAAATAGGCGAGTATATTAATATATTAGTAACAACATATGCCAATACCCGCATTTTTAATACCTGCTTTAACAGGATTCGCACTAAGCAAACTTACAGGTCAAAGCACTAAGAAAGCATTACAAAGTGCTTTATTAGGAGCAGCTGTTGGTGGAGTCACTCAAGGATTTGGTGCATCGGCAGCTAGAGAGGGTGTTTTATCACAAATACAAAATGCACCTATAGGAACAAGCACTGTTCCACCTCTTCCTGATACTGGCATTACAAGTTTAGCAAGTAGTTTTTTAAAACCAGGAGCTGATAAAGTTCCAGGATTTGGAGATATGAGTTACAATCAATTAGCAGGTTTAGGAATTGGTGGAGGACTTCTTTATAAATCTTTTGCAGATTCAGCTAAAGCTCCAAAGAAATCTTTATTCTATGGTGCCAATGTTAATTACGCAGATCCAAGAATTTATTCTCAAGTAGGTCCAAATAAATTTAAAGTAGGACAATATGATGATCAAGGTAATATGACTGCAACATCGATACCTGGATCTGAAAGTTATGTACCACCAGAAGCTGTATATGCTAGAGGTGATGTACCAGGTATGCCTTATAAAGTAGCTGAACAAATGATTACAGCTAAAGAAGGTGGCCTTGCAACATTAAGAGGAATTAAAAAATATAATATGGGTGGTCAAGTGTTACCAAGTAAAGTAACTCACGATGAAAATGATATTAACAATTATGTTAGAGCAAATGGACATATAATGGATGGAACAGGTAATGGAGATAAAGATGAAGATACTGTTCTTGCTCAACTTGCAGATGGAGAATTTGTAACTAGAACAGATGGTGTTCTAGGTGCTGGAATCATTGCTGGTGCCAATCCTAATAATATGAAGCAAATGAGAGAAAAAGGAGCTAAATATTTTTATGATCAACAAGCAAGATTTAAAAGAGTTTTTGATTTACTACAACAGTCTAAAGCAGAGGCTGCCTAATGCACTTGATACAGTTCAAGCCGGAAGAGATTGATAAAGTCTGGCCGCTTGTAAAAGATAAAATTCAAGAAGCATTAACTAGAAACCATAATTTTAGAGACCATTGGCATGTTAAAGAACAATGCAAAAATAGTCTTGAACAGTTATGGGTGGTTGTTGATGACAATGACGATATACATGGAGTTTGTATAACTGCAATAGTCCAACATCCAAATTATAATATTGGAGTAGTTAGAATAGCTACAGGACATGACTTACCTTTATGGGTAAATCAAATTGATGAGTTTGAAAAGTGGGCTAGTAAAAACTACAAAGTAAAGAAGATAGAGATATATGGAAGACCAGGATGGAAAAAAATGTTAGCACCATTAGGATTTACATTCAGTCATGTACAAATGGATAAATTTATAGGAGGATTACACTAATGAGTTCAGGTGGTGGCGGTGGAGGCTCAGCTCCAGCAATTCAAACACAAATAGTTAGAGAAGCTCCTGGTATTGAGGAACGTAAGATTGGTTTAATGGATATAGGTTTAAACCTAGGTTCACAACCAGTTAATATACCACAGTTTCAAGTAGCACAGCCAACGGCACTCGAACAACAGGGATTTCAACAAGCTGGAGTTACAGGTGTAGGTGCTCCTACAGTTCAACAAGGTATTGCTTCATTACAAGCTGGTCAGGGTGCAACATTACAAGCATTACAAGGACCAAATATAAATCAATTTTTTAATCCATATCAATCATATGTTATTGATGAAGTAACACGACAAGCACAACAAGCACAAAATAAATTAGGTGCGCAAGCAGTTGGTACTGGCGCATTTGGTGGTGGAAGAGAAGGTGTTCAACAAGCCGAGATCGAAAGAGCAAGACTCGCGAACATCGGACAGTTACAAGCAACAGGATTTCAAACAGCTGCACAATTAGCAGGTCAGCAACAACAAATTGGTTTAGCAGGTGGACAACAGTTAGGACAAATGGGTACTCAATTAGCAGGTATTGGTGCTCAACAACAAACTATGGGACAAGCTGATATTCAAAGTTTATTGCAAGCAGGTGGAGTACAAAGACAACTAGCACAACAAACTTTAGATGCACAACGTGCTACTGAATTACAAAGAGCATATGAACCTTTTCAAAGAGCAGAGTTTGTTAAAAATATTTATGCTGCAGGTCCTACATCTCAATCAGGAATTACAGCAGCTACAACACCAACAGTTAACCCATTAGCACAAACAGTAGGTACAGGTATTGGAGCATATTCAGTATATCAAAACTTACAACCAACAAAAAAAGCTTAGGAGTGATTAATGGATGATCCAGTATTGCACCGTAAACTTTTCAGAGAAAAAGCTTTAAGAGTAGGTGTATTAAAACCAAAAAGATATCAAGTGGGAACTGGCCCAATGGGAGTAGCTCCTATAACACCTGAAGGACCTTCTTATAATCCTTACACGACTAAAACAGTTGATGGTAAAGTTTATTCATTAGATAGAATGGGTAACGTAATAAAAGTAGATTACTTACCAGCAACTATTAAGCCACCAGAACAAGGAATGAGTAAATTACTTCAAGGTTTAGAAGCAATTGTAGATCCACCAAGTGCTTATGAAAGAGGAACATATAGAAAAATTGGTCAAACAATTTTTAATCCAGAAACATATAAATCAATTGGTAGAGGAATTAAAAGTATAGCAAAACAAGCTCCCGGTTATTATGCTGTAGAAGAAGGTTTAAACGTTGCAGGAGTACCAGGAGAAGTAGCTGTTCCTGGTTTAATAGCTTCTGGATTTGCAGACACCGCAGCAGGAAGAGCTGCTTTTCAAGGAGCAGGAATAAAAAATTTATTAGGTAGAGGCGCTGTAAGAGCAATAGCATCTCCTTCAGCATTAGCTAGATTTGCGAATCCATATGTTGCTGGAGCTGCAGCAATCGCTGCTCCTGTTATTGGAGCAAAAATGCTTCATGATTATAAAATGAGAACTGATCCAAATTATGTTGCATCAATAAAAGATCAAATGGAAAATCCTATGATTGATCCAGATACATCTATGATGATGTACGCTACACCTGAAAAATTAAGTACAGCACCTATTACAGGGGATGTCGGAGGAACTGGCGGAACTGGAGGTACTGGAGGACCTACACCACCTGCAGGGGGAAATTTTTCTAATGAAGGAGGTGTATCACAACCACAAGTAGTTCCTGGAGGAACTGTTAAACCATTAGGAGACTTTCAACCGAAAGAAGAAACTTTAACTACTAATTTAGAAAATACTTCTAAAGGATTGGCAGATAAAACTAAAACAAGTTTACCTACACCAAAAGGACAAACTAAGGAACCAGGTGTATTTGATAAGTTAGGAGATTTTGCAAGAACAGCTTCTGGTAATGCTTTTTTATTAAAACTTGCGTCAGGTTTATTATCAGGTAAAGGAAGTTTTGGAGAAGTGTTAGGTAATGCATTAAATCCAGCAGTTGATTTATTTGCAGCATATAGATTAAAAGAACAAGAATTAGATACTAAACTTATTGAAGCACAAAGAAAAGCTGCTTCAGAAGCAAATAAAGATTTAAAAATAAATGTAGGAAGTTTTCCATTACAATTAAAAGATGGGACAATTTCACAAGTACCTGCTTTTCAAAATGATAAAACAAAAGATACAAGTTATGTATATCAAGGAAAAGAATATAAAGTACCTGTAAATGAAATAGGTCAGTTTTCATTAAAGAAAGCAGAATCAGATGCTGGTACTGTTAAATTAATTGGTAAGGTAGGAGATAACATTGCTGCAAATGCATTAGTTACAGATTTATTATTACAGGATCCACAAACATTAGGTACTTCAGGAGCTGCTAAATATTTATTTAATAGAGTAGTAGGTGTTGCTGGAGCAGTTGGAGATTTAGGTAAAACAGTTAGTTATAAAGATATTATAGATGTTAATACAGGGGAAGTTGTTTCAGGAGCTGAAGCAAAAAGAATGAAAGATCTTGGTAAAAAAATAGATAATAAATTTAAAATAATAGAAAAAGATTATCAAAATTTAGATGAAAATACTAAAGCAGTTTTAGCTAAAAACGGAGTTACTGCTCAAACATTAAAATATTTTTTAGCTAACGCATTTAAAGACGAAGATAGATTAACAAATAGAGATTTAGAATATATTGATAAAATTACAAATATTTTAACTCCATTTAAAGATGGTAAATTAGTACAAGCAGAATTAAGAGAAGTACAAAGTTATCTTAAAAACAAACAAGATAATTATGTAAGACAATTAAGAAGACAGGGATATGATGATTATTCTATTGCAAAAGAAATGTACGGAACAATTGGTGGAAGTGCAGGACTTGGATTAATAACAACTACTCCTAGAGCTCAACAAGGTAAAGTAGATTTTAAAGAAAAATCTATAACGGATATTAACAGTGCTTTAGCTAATCAATATGGAATTAAAGGATAATTATGGCAGAGCAAGTTCCAAATGTTATAGGAAGTTTACAAAATAAATTAAACAATCAATCGTTTAATCCTCAAGAATATTCAAACGAACAGTTACAAGTAATTGATGGTCTTTTAGAACAAGGAGTTCTTAAAGGTCCTAGAATGGGAGAGATTGTAAAAACTTTTTCAGAAACACAAAGAACAATTGCAAAAGAAAAAGAATTTGCAAAAGATCCATTAGCAGTTGCGTTAGAAGGTAAGTCAGTATTTCAAGGAGATTTAACTGGTTTAATTCCAACTAGACCTGGTGCAGAGTTTGTTGGAGACATAACAGGTTCTTTAATACCTTATATTAGAAACAAAGATTTGTTAGTTAATTCTTTAAGTAAACCTAACTCAGCACAAGGAACATTATTTACAAGAGGAGCATTAGAATTAGCAGATTATATACAAAAAATTCCTGGATTAGGAAAAAAATTAAAGTTTACAAGAAGTGTTTTGGGTTCAGTTGGTAGAGCTACAGATGCAGTAGTAAGTGGAAGATATCAACAATTAGCAAAAACAGAATTACAATCATTAGCTGGTGGAGCATTAGGTGCTGGAGCTGGAGTTCAAGCATATGATCTTGTTAATAAATCTGTAGGTAAAGATTTAGCTATAGCAATTCAAAGTGATTTAGCAGAATTAAAACCACAAGAAGTAGAAAGTGATACTACACTAGCTACTGTTGAAGCAATGAAAAATTCTTTGTTTTGGGGTGGAGTAGGAACTGCAATGTTACCAGTATTAGGTATGGCTGGTAAAGGAGTTAAAAGTTTATTTGGAGTTAAAGGACCAAAGGCTTTAGAGTTAGCGCAATACGCTCAAGAAAAAGGATTACCAATACCTTTGCTTGCTGGAATGGATAAAGGGCCATTTTCTTTTTTTGGTAAAACATTTTTTAAAACTGTGGGGGTATTTCCATTTGTATCTAAAATTGGAGACCAGGCGTTAAGAGAAGCTGAAGAAAAAGTAGGTAAAGCTTTTTTAGCAGATTTAATGGCAGGGGCACCTATAATGAAAACAAGTGCTTTATCAGTTGCAAGTTTAGATCAGTTTAAAAAGAATTTTGAAAAACATGCTAATTTAATTAGTGCAAACTACACAGCGTTATTTAATAAAGCAGAAGATGTAGGTAACCCTGCTGTTATAAAATTAAATAAAACAAAAGAAGTTACTACAGATTTTATTAATGAACATAAAAAACTATTACCTCCTATAGATGGTTTAGGCGGAAATTATGCACCAGTAAGAAAAGGTTTATTCGAATTATCTGATCAAGTTGATCCGTTATATCAATTAATAGATGCTATTCAAGGAACTTCTGTAAAACCTTTTACATTTAAAGAATATGCAGGTCTTCAAAGATTATTAACAAAAGCAATTCAACAAACAAAATACTTTGATGTTAGAAAAAGTTTATTCTCATTAAGAGAAGCTTTAGAAAATGATTTAACAGAATCTTTTGGAAAATTAAATAAAACATCTTTGTTAGATGATGCTTCAGTAAAAACAAGTTATGAAGCTACTTTAAAAACAAATGGTCAACAAGCAGCAGATGCCTACCTAGATAAAGTGTTAGCAGATGCTCAATCATTAAATTCTGGTTTAAAAGAAGCCAATACAATATTTAGTAAAACTTTAGCTTTCTATGATAAAAGCGTAGCAAGATCTTTAGCTCAAGGATTTGATAAAACTTTATTTACTAATAAGCAATTAAATGGAATCACAGGAATAGAAGCAATAAGCCCTACTAGATTATTTGATGTTATTGAAAAAAATGTATTTAAATCAGGAGATGCTGATGCTGTTGAACAATTAAAAGTATTATATGGATATAACACAAGTAAAGAAGGTAAAGAAATGTTTAACAGAGCATTTAATAGATACATGTATAATTCTTTCATATCTTCTTTTGGAGCTAAATCATTTACTCCAGGAAGTGTTTTTGAATTTGTAGAAAATGCAGTAACAAAGTCTCCTAAATCAACAGTTGCGACAGATGTAATGAAAAAATTAGGACAAGAAGATTTTGCTGCAGCTCGAGGTTTCACAGTTAAAGATGCATTAGATAATAAAGGAAATGAAGTTATTGATATTACTTTTGGTAAAGATGATTTTGCAGAATTTAGTGCAAATAAATTTATTCAAAATCTTGGTCAATTTGGTAATCCTAAAACAGTTCAGGAATCTAGAAGAATGTTAGCAACAGCATACGGTGGAGGAAAACAAGGAGCAGAGGCTTTAAATAACTTAGAAAGATTTATTAGATACACAAAAGCATTAGAAGATGTTCCTATATCTGAAACTTCATCATTCTTACAAAGAAGATTAACACTTGGAGGAAGTTCAGCAATATTAGGAGGGTTCGTATTAGGAGGAGGTGGTCTTGCCACTGGTAACGTATTTGCACCATTAGTATTCTTATACCTATCAACAAGAGCTGGTAAAATATTATCTGATCCTACATCTTTAAGATACATGATGGATGTATTATCTCCTGAAGAAAGAGTTGCAAAAGCTGCAGGTGAAGTTGGAACCAAGAAAGTTTTAGGTGTTCCTGTAACAACAGGAGAAACAAGAGCAAGAGCATTCGCTAGATTTGCAAACTATTTAGCTGATGAAGAACAAGACTTACCAAGAGTAGATCCAAAAGATATTAAACCAGAAGAGATTATTCAAAGACTGCAAAACACTCCTACAAGAGTTCCTAAACAAGGATTTAAATATTCGGATTTACCTAAATCAGAGAGAGAAAGAATGTTTCCTGAAATGGAAGCTAAAAACTATGCTCCTCCAGCATATAATCTAGAAGCAGATGCATTTAGAAATTCTTATATGCAAGGTAACACAAGAGCATTAACAGCTTTAAATCAAGATTATGGAGTAGGTGCTCCTGCTACAACTGCAGTAGCTGAGGAAGAACAAGCAGGTCAAAACGTTGCTAATGCATTACAACCTCCTAAAGTACAACCTTTAACAGCACCTGCTCAACCAATAACAGGTGAAAAATATGCAGGACTATTTCCATTTGACGTACTTGGTCAAGGAATAGCTAATAAACAAGGATAATATGTATTGTAAAAATTGTGGACATGGTAATCATTGTGGAGAAAGATTAATAGAAGACATTGATGATGTTAAAGTAGAGGTATGTAAAAACTGTCGATGCAATGAATGCAAAGACTTTACACCGAAAGAAGAAGATGATGACTCCTAAAACAGTTAGAGAAAATATAATCAGTATTCAAGGACACATTACAGGTGTAAAAAAAGATATAGATGTTATTAAAAATAATCATTTAAAACATTTACATGATGATGTGATGCGCATTCATGGAAAGTTAGACAAGTTTGTAAA